AGGCCGAGGCCGAAAACGCCCGACTGCGCAAGGTGGTTGATGCGGCGAGAGTCTTGAGCGACATATGGAGTGTTGGTGGTAAACCAAATTTAAGTAATTTGCGATATGCCCTGGCCGAACTGGACAAGGAGGGCGGGGAATGAGCAAACAGGGTAAACAAGAGGTAATCAGCAACGTACTGAACCGGGTGCGGAGGGGCTGAGTGGGAATCTATCTTGAGGTGGAACCTCGTGGGGAGTGAGGGTATGATGCAGGCACCGGTGATACATGCGGTGAAATACGACGGCACGCTGGTGATCAGCACCGGCAAGAGCCGCAAAGAGACGCATTGGAAGACCAGGGATTTGTCCTGGTCGGAGCTCCTGGCCAAGCTCAGCCAGACCACCCGTACCCGTGAGACGGTGGCGGAGTACAAGGCCATGCGCAAGGCGGAGCAGGACGAGATCAAAGACGTGGGGGGTTTTGTAGGGGGGAGCCTCAAGGGCGGCCGCAGGAAGGCAGAGAATGTGGTATGGCGGCAGCTCCTGGTACTGGACGCCGACTACGCCTCCAAGGACTTCTGGGCGGATGTGGTGATGGTGTCGGACTACGCCTGCTGCATCTACTCCACCCACAAGCACACCCAGGACAAGCCTCGCCTGCGCTGGGTGATACCGCTGTCCCGACCGGTGACGCCGGACGAGTACCCGGCCATCGGCCGGAGAGTGGCGGCGGACCATGGAATCGACCAGTTCGACGACTCGACCTACGAGACGGCCCGGCTTATGTACTGGCCTTCGACCAGCTCGGACGGCGAGTATGTGTTCGAATACCAGGACGGCCCCTGGCTGGACCCGGATACGGTGCTGGCCCGGTACCCGGACTGGAAGGACCCGTCCTACTGGCCGGATAGCAGCCGGGTCAAGGCCCAGCGGAAGAAGCTGGCGGACAAGCAGGGCGACCCGACGTTGAAACCTGGTATGGTGGGGGCCTTCTGCCGGACCTACTCGGTGGAGGAGGCTATTGAGGCGTTCCTGCCGGACGTATACGAACCGGCGGGTGATGGACGGTACAGTTACATACCGGGGAGCACCGCAGGGGGGTTGGTGGTGTACGACGGGGGCTATTTCGTTTACAGCCACCACGGCACGGACCCGGTCGGGGGTCTCCTGGTCAACGCCTTCGACCTGGTGCGGATCCATAGGTTTGGAGTGCAGGACGAGGACGTGGAGCCGGGCAAGCCTGTCAACCAGCTGCCCTCGTATAAAGCCATGGTGGAGATGGCTCAGCAGGACGAGCGGGTCAAGCGGCAGCTGGGGCAGGAGAGGATGGCCGAGGCGGGCAACGACTTCACCGGCGAGGACATGGACTGGACCGCTGGGCTGGCGATCAGCAAGAAGGGGGAGGTGGAGCCATCCCTCTCCAACCTGGTGCTCATAATACGCAACGATCCGAACCTCAAGAACATCGCCTTCGACCAGCACCGGGACGCGGTGGTCCTGACCGGACCGGTTCCCTGGCGCACGCCGGAGGGAGCCCAGGGGCCGGACTGGGGGGACAAAGACGATTCCAACCTGTATGTCTACCTGGAACGGACCTACAAGAGCCTCTCGCGGGTCAACACCGACGACGCCCTGGTGACGGTCAGCATGGAGCGCTCGTTCCACCCGGTCAAGGATTGGCTGGAGAGCCTGGATGAGTGGGACGGACTGCCCAGGGTGGAGTACCTCCTGAGTGATTACCTGGGGGCGGAGGACAGCGAGTACGTGCGGGAGGTGACTAAAAAAACGCTGGTGGCGGCAGTGGCCCGGATATACAAGCCGGGGGTCAAGTTCGACTCCATGCTGGTGCTGGTAGGCCCGCAGGGCATAGGCAAGTCTTCGCTGTTCCGCCGGATGGCAGGGCGCTGGTTCAACGATTCGCTCCGAATGACCGACACCAAGGATAAAACGGCGGCGGAGAAGCTGCAGGGGTATTGGATCCTGGAGATAGGGGAGATGTCTGGCATACGCCACGCCGAGGTGGAGGCGGTCAAGTCCTTCGTCTCGCGCCAGGAGGACATCTACCGTCCCTCCTTCGGCAAGCGGACGGTCAAGCATCCCCGGCAGAATATCCTGGTCGGGTCGACCAACAACGACACCGGCTTCCTGCAGGACACCACCGGCAACCGGCGGTTCTGGCCGGTTAAGGTGCCGGGCGGCGCCAGGCGCAAGCCATGGGATATAGACGATTATACATTGGGGCAGTTGTGGGCGGAGGCATTGGAGTTATATAAGGACGGCGAAGATTTGTACCTCAAGGGCTCGGCGGCTGATGAGGCGATACGGCAGCAGGCGGAGATGATGGAGAACGACGAGCGGCTGGGGATGATCAGGAGGTACCTGGAGATCCTGCTGCCAGAGGACTGGGAGGAGCGAGGCCTGGCTGCCAGGCGGAGCTTCCTGCGGGGTGATTCGGACGAGGTCGGGACCGTCCAGCGGGATAGGGTATGCGCGTCCGATATATTGTATGAATTGTTTGAAATAGACAAAAAAGACATGAATAAATACAAGGCGCTGGAGATATTAGGACTGCTGAGCCAGATCGATGGATGGAAAAAGTATGAGGGAAAACTGAGATCAAAAAGCTACGGTATGCAAAGACATTTTGTGCGTGAGTGGAAGCAGATGCCGAAGGATGCCGATGATGCCGGAGGTCGGCATCAGGATTAAGCCCGCTAAATCGGGGGTTACAAAGCCATGATGCCTATGATGCCGAAGAAAATAAAATAGATTGAATTTATATATATTTAGTAAAAGTAGAGCGCGCGTAGGGCGCGCACGCGAAATGCGCGTATATAGGTTTTTAAGGCATCTTCGGCATCACTATAGAGCAAAGTGCCAATACGCGGTGGTTAGAGGTGATGCCGAAGAGTGATGCCGAAGAATTTCTCAGGCATCCACGGCATCAGGAGGTAGAAATGAGAGAAAAGTACATCGAGACAAAACTGCGAGACAGAGTAAAGGAAAAAGGTGGACGGGCTATCAAGTTTGTTTCGCCTGGTACGAACGGTATGCCGGACAGATTGATCTTACTTCCTGGGGGCCGGGTGGTGTTCACCGAGGTCAAGGCCCCCGGTAAAAATCTGAGGCCGCTGCAGGAGCTTCGGGCCAGGCAGTTGAGGGAGTTGGGCTTCCAGGTATATATGGTAGACAGCCCGGCCGGAGTTGACCAGTTAGTGGAGGAGATATTCGATGGAGTTTAAACCTTGGGCCTACCAGGCCTTCGCGATAGACAAGATCATAGAGCAGCCGGAAGCAGGACTCTTTCTTTCAATGGGATTGGGCAAGACGATCATCACCTTGACCGCCATTGAAGAACTGCTGTATGACCGGTTCGAAATAGTAAAGGTGCTGGTGATCGCACCGCTGCGGGTGGCCCAGACGGTGTGGAGCGACGAGATAACCAAATGGAACCACCTGCGCCACCTGAGGCTGGTCAAGGTCCTGGGCACGGCAAGGCAGCGCCGGGAGGCCCTGCAAACATATGCCGATATCTATATCATCAACCGCGAGAACGTGCCCTGGCTGGTACAGGAGTGCGGCGACGCCTGGCCCTTCGACATGGTGGTAATCGATGAGTTGTCGTCATTCAAATCTAACAACGCCCAGCGTTTCAAGGCCCTCAAGCGGGTGCGTCCTTACATAAGGCGGATGGTGGGGCTGACCGGGACACCGGCACCCAACAGCCTGCTGGATCTGTGGCCGCAGATCTATCTGCTGGACCAGGGGCAGCGCCTGGGCAAGACTGTGACCGGCTACCGGGAGCGGTACTTCCGGCCTGGACGCCGCAACCGAACCGTAATCTTCAACTGGGACCCCAAGCCTGGAGCTGAGGAGGCCATCTATAAAACCCTGGAAGACCTATGCGTGAGTATGTCGGCAGAGGACTGGCTGGATATGCCGGAGCGGCTGGACCGCATCGTCAAGGTGAGGCTGACCGACCAAGCCCGTGAGGACTACCAGACCCTGCAGCGGCAGTTGGTGCTGGAGCTGGACAAGGGGAGCGTAACTGCCAACGACGCCGGAGTGCTGGCCAACAAGTTGCTGCAGATGGCTAACGGTGCCGTGTACGACGAGGATGGACAGGCCATAGAGATCCACACCGCCAAGCTGGACGCCCTGGAGGAGCTGATCGAGGCCGCCAACGGCCAGCCGGTGCTGGTGTTCTATTCCTACAAGCATGACCTGGCCCGGATCAAGAAGCGGACCAAGGTGCGGGAGCTGAAGACGGAGAGGGACATCGAGGACTGGAACGCGGGCAGAATACCAGTACTGCTGGCCCATCCGGGCAGCGCCGGGCACGGGTTGAACCTCCAGGACGGCGGGCATATCATCATATGGTTCGGGCTGCCGTGGAGCCTGGAGATGTACCAGCAGGCCAACGCCCGGCTGCACCGGCAGGGCCAGCAGCAGAGCGTCATCATCCACCACCTGGTGGCCGAGGGAACCATAGACGAGAGAGTGATGCAGGTACTGGAGGACAAGGCCGCAGGGCAGGACGACCTGCTGGCGGCGGTCAAGGCACTAATAGAGGAGGTTGATGAGCATGAGGCTGGATTTACCCGAGGTAGATTGGCGGGCGAGGTCAGGTTGGACCCTGCCCAGCCAGCTAAAAAAATTATTTGAAGAAGCGGGGGAGGTAGCCGAGGCGGTGGCGATGGAGGACCCGGTCAACGCCGTGAGGGAACTGCTGGATACCATCCAGACCTGCTGTACTGCTATTGACATGGTGCAGGACGAGTGGAACCTGGATTTAGATAGATTCCTGGCCGAGCACACAGAAAAACTACGTAGGAAGGGGTACCTGGGCAATGCTTAATACTGTAGATATTGTGTTCAGGGAGCAGGATTGCCCAGGTAGCTTTCACGACCAAAACACATACCATTATCGTCTGGTTGGCGGTGTGATGGTGTTCCGGGGTGTGCAGTTAGGTCCAGGTTGGGAGAGTAGGGAGTTTAACGGGAGAGGATTAAGTTGTTATCGGCGGCGAGAAAAGGAGGGCGACAGCGTGGGGGCACGAAGAGAGCGACCAGAAACGGAAGAATTGACCCAGGTATGGGAGGCTTGTGGGTGTAAAATTAATAAGCTGCGGAAGCATTATGGCATCAGCTGGCTTAAGGCCCGGACCTGGCTGATAGAGGCGGGCCTTATAGAGTTGCCGGATAAGGCAACCAAGGTTGCTGCAGATGAGGATATGCCGGAGCCAGTCGGGAGCAAATTTTTAGACGACCGCCGCGCGGCAGGTGTGCTGGCAGAGCACCAATTGATAGCCGAGGAGGTCGCGGCGCTGCTGGACCGGAAGCGCCAGGACTACGGAGTGGACAACATACGCAAGTTCGGGTGGAAAAATGACACGGAACCTAGATACGAGGCAGTAGAGGACACCAGGCTGGACCTGGCGGGTTATGCCATGCTGGGCCTAGCAGAACTGAGGTCCGGCCGATGAGGCCCCGCTACCCCCAGCCGGTGGCCTTCTGTTGGTACCTGGGGAAGGAGATGAGCCGGCGGGACATAGATCGTAAGCGGTGTGAGGACCCAGGCAAGCAGCTGGCCGGGAGGTGCAAACACCTGCAGTACTATGCCAGCCACAAGGATGACGTGCGGCGACTGACCATGCAGGAGCTGTATGAGAGTATACAGTCCACCTTGGAGCAGCACGGTATGCGGATCGACGGCAGCAGCCTGTGCCTGGTGCAGGAGCTTCCCAGCGGGAGTAAGCTGCGGTTGTGGTTTGACGAGGCCGAGAGGATCAGGGAGGGGGGTGTCGGCGGCGGCGAAAAGCAACCAAGAAAAGATTGCTTATCTGAAACGGTATGTCCGGCTAGATAGGGAGATCCAGCGCAAGCTGGAGGAGAGCCAGCGGTGGAGGGGCAGGCTGGGGCGGATCACGTCCCGGCTAAACCCGGAGATATCAGGGGGAGGGCCCAAGATTACGGAGGCTGACATCATAGCCAAGATCATCGACTTGGAACGGGAGATGGACGAGGGTATAGATCGGTTGATCTTGATCCGGCGGGGTGTTAGCGACTGCATCGAGGCGGTGCAGGATGACCGGGAGCGGCAGCTGCTGCAGTACCGCTACCTGGACGGGCTGACCTGGGAGCGGATAGCGGTGGAGATGAACTACAGCTGGCGGCAGGTCCACCGGATACACTCCGACGCCTTGCGGAGCGTTAGGATAACACCCTGCCGGGGTGAGTGTGAGATAATGGCATAAAAAGGGACCGGGGCTACACCCCGGCCCTTTCCTTCTCCTCTTTTAACTTTAGTAGAGCCTCGTTTATCAATTGGGCTTTCGGTGTGCCGGTTTCCCGGCTGTACTGGTCGAGCCAGTTGTGCAGTTCGACCGAGATCCTGGTGTTGAGTTGTACCTGAGCCATGATTAATCCCCCTTAACGTATCTGTTGAGCTTGCGCCTGGCACCGGGTTTCCCCGGTTTCGGCTCAGATCTCGACTCCCAGCTTTTCAGCCGCTGCATAAGCTACATCTTCAAAGGTTTCGCCGTCTGCTGCTTGCCATTCGGACTCCATGTCTGCCAGGGTGCAAAGCTCTTTTAAAAGGGCTATGTCCCATGTGCCGGACTCTTGTAATGCTTGCGCGATTTCTTCGGCTCTGGTGATGCTCTCAACATCAATCGTGCCCCGGTCTCCCATGGTCTTTTTGCAGAGCTTCTCCGCCGCATCGTGGGCCTCTTTGTAAGTAGCATATAACTTAGTTTTGCGAGTCTCCAATGTTCCGAGTCTGTCGGTTACGATTCCTTGATATTTCCTTTCCATCTTTACTCCTCCTTTTTTCTCCTCCCCTGGTTCGGGGGTGGACGATTGTTTTTGTTGATTTAATTATATAGCGTGCTAGCGTGCGTGTCAATACATTTTTTCAAAAATTTTAAAAATATTTTTATGGCACACTATGTCACACTTGACAGTGGTACATTGGTATCGTGTATATTGCCCCGCAGGCCAGGCCTTCCGGGGCTTTTTCTATGGAGGTGATCCTTGTGGCAGAAAGACAACTTACTGTAAAACAAGAACTGTTTGTGCAGGGTTTGCTCGCTGGTCTGTCACAGCGTGAGGCCTACAAGAGAGCCTACAATACAGCCAACATGAAGGACAACACTATTGACGTCAGAGCTTGCGAGTTGGCTAAAAGCAGTAAGATATCAGTAAGACTGGACGCCCTTTTGTCCGATGTCAAAGAGCGCAACATGGTGACGATCGAGAGAGTGCTGCAGGAGTATAGCCGGTTGGGATTCTTCGATCCGCGCAACCTGTTCAACTCGGACGGCAGTCCGAAAGATATCCATGAGCTGGACGACGATACAGCTGCTGTGGTGGCCGGGTTGGACGTGGTGGAGATATATGAGGGCACCGGCAGGGACCGGCGTTTCGTTGGCAACATAAAGAAGTTTAAGCTGGCTGATAAAAAAGGCGCTCTTGACAGCATGGCTAAATACCTTGGAATGTTTATCGACAAGCACGAGCTCAGCGGCCCAGGCGGCGGGGCGCTCAATATCGTGTCCAGCATACCAAGACCGGGAGGCGATTAGGTGGATATAGTCCTGTCATACAAACCTCAACCCCGCCAGGAGATATTCCATCTATGTGCCGCTGACGAGGTGCTGTACGGTGGCGCGGCCGGAGGAGGCAAAACGGAGGCACTGCTGCAGGAGGCCCTGATCTCCTGCCTGGAGACCGCGGGCTATAAAACCTTGTATCTGCGCCGCACGTTCCCCGATTTGGAGAGATCGGTCATAAGGCGCAGCCAAACCACTTTCCCGAGCCAGATCGGCAAATACAACGAGGTCAAACATTTGTGGACCTTCCTGAACAAAAGCACTCTGGAGTTCGGCAGCTTGGACCGGGAGGCGGACGTACTGAAATACCAGTCGGCCGAGTATGACCTGATTATATTCGACGAGCTGACGCACTTTACCGAGTACCAATACACATACATGCTCAGTCGTAACCGCACTGTGCTGCCAGGCGTCAAACCGCGGATGAGGTCCGGCACCAATCCGGGCGGAGTGGGCCACAGCTGGGTTAAAGCTCGCTTTATCGATCCAGCTCCACCGGAGACCGTATTCGCGACCGAGGGGGGGACCACCCGGTGCTTCATCCCGGCCAGAGTTACGGATAATTTGATTTTGATAGAGCGCGATCCCGGCTACCTCCAGCGGCTGGACGCCCTGCCAGAGACGGAGCGGAGAGCGCTGCGGGATGGTGACTGGGACATTTTCAGCGGCCAGTACTTTACCGAGTTTAGGCGTGATATCCACGTCATAGAGCCGTTTGTCATCCCCGAGGATTGGCGGCGCTACATAACCATAGACTACGGCCTGGATATGCTGGCGGCATACTGGATCGCCACCGACATGACTGGCAAGGGATACGTTTACAAGGAGCTGTACCAGCCTGGCCTGATCGTGTCCGATGCGGCCGAGGCCATCAAGGCGATGATTAACGAGCCGATATACTCCATCGTAGCTCCGCCGGACTTGTGGAACCGCAACCGGGATACAGGCAAGTCCACGGCGGAAATATTCGGCGAGCACGGTGTATGGCTGGAGAAGGCGAGCAACGACCGGGTGCAGGGCTGGTATAACCTCAGGGAGTGGCTCAAGCCCTACCAGGACGAGCAGGAGACTTGGACGGCAGGCCTGGTGATCTTCAGCCGCTGCTATAACTTGATCAGGACCCTGCCTCAACTGCAGCACGACGCTCGGGATCCCAATGACGTGGCCAACGAGCCGCACGAGTTGACGCATGGGCCGGATGCCATCCGCTATTGGACGGCAGCGCGGCCCAGCCCGGCGCCGAAGCTGAAGCCGGAGAAGCCCAAGAAACTGGCCGAGCGGCTGGGCATAAAGAGGACGGATATGAGCATCAAGACCTGGTGAGGGGTGTGAGGACATGGGACTTATAGATAGAGCTAAAAGGGCGGTGAGGCAGGCGGTGAGTAAGGCCAGCAACAAGGGCAACGTGTGGGACATGAGCAGCAGGGAGGCTCGGGAGGCCCAGGTAAGGCGCGATTACGAGTATGCCAAGACCCAGAAGGCGGAGACGGCCAACCGGTTCGTAATGTTGGACAACTACTATAACAACCGGCACTACACCGCCCGACAGATGGCCGAGCTGGCGGAGCGGCACAACATTCCCTTCCGGCCGCCGGTGCTGCCCGACGCCTACATCCAGGTGGAGAGCCAGATCGAGCCTGACGTACCCGACTTTCAATTCAAGGGCCGGGACGATGACCTGGACAGCTACAAGGCCAAGATGCGGGAGGACGTGGTCCGCTTCATCTGCTACAACAACCACTTGGACGACATGAATCCCGACCAGGAGCGGGCCTTGGGCAAGCTGGGCAACGCCTTCTGGAAGGTTGGTTTCGACGACCAGATCCAGGGGCCGGGCTATATAGGAGACATCGTCATCGGCGATCCTGATCCGGCCAACATATTCCCCGATCCGGCCGCTTACGACTTGGAGGACTGCGAGTATCTAATCTACGCCTACCGGATGCACCGGAGAGCGGCGCGCAGGCGCTGGGGTGAGATCATAGACGACATCAGCAGCGACGCCAACCACGGCGATACTGAGATATATGAGAGCGCCACCAGGGACATCTACGACGATACCCTGCAGGTGATCGAGTACTGGTACCGGGACGACGCCGGGGATATAGCCTGCAGCATCTGCGTCAACGAGACCGAGGTGCAGCACATTGAGAAATACTGGGTCAACACCGCTGAGAGCGGTAATAAATTGTATCCTTTTGTTAAATATTGCAAAACCCCCAACACCAAGAATTTTTGGGACCGGGGCGACATCGACGCCATCAAGGACTTGATCGACGCCTCCGACCGCGAGTTTATGAACGCGCTCTTGAACAGCTCTATGCTGGGCAACGACATCATACTGGAAGAGGAGGGGGCCTTCGCCGACGGGGTCGAGCCGGTCAACATGCCAGGCGCGCGGTGGAAGGTCAAGACCAACAAGATCAGCGCGGTGAGACGCCTGGGAGGCATAACCAACAACAGCAACAGCATCAACATGATCAATTTCATACATGACAAGATCGAGGAGGTTAACGGCAACTTCGCCACCAAGGGCGCCGAGGTGCCAAGCAGAGTCAACACGGCGAGCGGCCTGGCCATGATTCGGGAGGACCGGGAGAAGCGGTCGGCCCCCAAGAAAATCGACCGCGTGGGGGGCTTCAGGAGGCTCTACGAGCTGATCGACTGGACGGCCCTGGAGTTCTACACCACCGACCGCATCGTGCTGATCAGGGGCAAGAATGGAGAGCCGGATCGGTCTATGACGTTCAACAGTGACCTGGTCAAACAGCCGGTTCCGACGGCGCAGAGTCCGATAGACTTCCTGCCTGGTGAGGAGCCTCAGGAACAGCCGGAGACGCAGTACTATTATCCCCGTATCGACTGTGAGATCAACGTCGGTCAAGGCATAGCCAAGAGCCCGGCCTTGACGCTGCAAGCCACACAGGAACTGACCAAGATACCGGTCAACCCGGTCAACATCGAGCTGGTGTGCAGCATGATAGACCTTATGGGTCTCAATAACGGCAACCAGATCAAAGACAGTCTGCGCCAGGCGGTGCAGCCGCAGCAGGCGCAGGCACCAGGCGGGCCGGGCGGACCTGGTGGATCGGGCGGACCTGGTCTGGGTATGCAGCGGGCACCTGGACCGGAGGAGATAGAGGCCTTTTTGGACAGCCTGCCGGAGGAGATAGGCCGGGCCCTGTATCAAGCCATGCCGCATGAGAAGCTGGGC